ATATCGAGAATCAGCCATATAATAACAAAAATATCCTATTGCAGCGCGAAGATTTGGATAATTTGCTAAATAGCAATGGGTTGTCTGGTTTAGAAATTAAAAATATCAATTTATATCGCGTCGCATTTGTTCACAAGTCTTATTGTACTATGAAAAACGCTGACTTTGATAAAAGTAATGTGAATTGTCCAGCAGGATGTCTGCCTTTGCAAGATATGTCTTACGAACGTTTGGAATTTCTCGGCGATTCTCTACTTGGTATGATTGTAACAAATTATTTATATCTACGATTTCCCGATCAAAACGAAGGCTTCTTATCAAAAATAAGGACTAAAATCGTTAACGGCCGAATGCTCGGATATTTATCGGAAAAGATAGGGCTTCCTAAATTCGCTATCATTTCAAAACAAGTTGAAGAATCGGGTGGAAGAAATAATTATAAAATTATGGAAGATATTTTTGAAGCATTTTTAGGAGCTCTTTATTTAGATTTTCAAACAGATGCCGACGAGGTCTCGCTTCCCTCCAATATCAGAGTTACGCCTATTAGCGGTGCTGGATATTACGTAGTAGAAAGTTGGATCATCTATATTATTGAAAATTATATAGATTTCTGCGAACTAATAAGAATTAAAAATAATTATAAGGATATGCTCGTATCTCATATGTTACATTATTTGCAAGATGTGCCCCAGTTTAAAGAATTGAATATCTCTATCAAGGATAATGTTAGAGTATTTACTTATTGTATCAAAGATAAGAATGGTTCTATTATTGCGACTTCTACAGGCAGTACCAAAAAAGAAGCTGAGAACAATGCGTCAAAGAGCGCCCTATTATATTATAATGTAAATATTCAAGAATATAATTCTCATATATAAGAAATTATATAATTATTCATCTAATACGAATGTAAATATGGTAAATATGAATATAACACATTTAGTTTTATCTGGAGGCGGAATGCACGGAGTTATGTTTTTAGGAGCCCTGAGGTATTTATATATAACAAACTTGCATAAAAAAATTACTCATATCGCAGGATGTTCAATAGGCTCTTTTGTAGGTCTTATGTTTGCTTTTAAATTAGAAATAGATGAAATGGAGGAATTGGTATACAATATGCAATACGATAATGATTTATGCAATGTTCCTATAAAAAATTATATTAAATTAATAACGGAGTATGGAATATGTGATATGGAGCTTTTTATAAATCATTTAAAAGTTGCTATAAAAAAAAAGTATCCACATTTAGACGATAAATTAACTTTCAGGGATATATCAAAGATATTTGGGGTCAATATCTATATGTCTGCGACAAATATAAATTCCTGTGAAAATAAGATTTTTTCTATTGAGGATACCCCAGATATATGTGTGTATGATGCTTGTTGTGCTTCTATGTGTATTCCTCTATTGTTTAAACCAATACATATAGAAGATTACTATTATGATGGGGCCTTGACTAATAATTTTCCCATTAAGATATTTGACCATGTGCCCAGCGAGAATATAATAGGGATGGTATTACAAAAAGAGGAACGGACTATTGAGAAAACGAAAAATATCAACTTAATCTATATTCTAAAGCAGCTATTTAATATCTTAAATGTATTAAGAGTTAAACATGTGCTAACCGCACAGATTAATAATAGCAAGATAAAAAACCTTTATTATCCTAAGAATTTACCATTAAAGAGCACGATGGACATAAAATTCAGTAGATTAGGGATGAAATTGCAGCTAAAAAAAGAGCAAATTGACGAGATGATATTTTGCGGCTTCGAGAGTATGGGAGAATATATAGAAGACAGGCATAAGAATTTCGTAAAAAATATAGAAGACCGCACAATAGATCTATTAGTATCCTAAGTTTCTAATTTTCTATTATAAATGGCGTGGAGTTAATAATTTTAGAATTAAGGGGTTTTTTATCGGTAAACATATTATGCGGGATATTTAAAAATATATTAATAAGTTCTTGGGTTATTTTATTTAAGAATGTGCTACTTTTGGCGCTCTTATTCTCATTATAGAAATTAATTATTTGATTACCAAAATTCACCGCAAATATGGAAATCTCTTTAGAAGGTAAGTTTGAAGGTATATTAATTTTAGCCAACCATGATTTATAATAGTTATTTTTATTCCTGAAAGCACCAGTAATTCTCACATAGTCTTCTGGTATATATTTAATATGAGAATCATTGATCTCTTTGGCTATTCCAAAATCATATAAATATATAGAGTATGGGCATGCTTCCAAATAGTATATCTGACCATTTATTTTATATTGATAATAGCCTTTCTCATTATTATTATGATATAGGAAGTTACCCCAATGGCAATCGCGATGAATGTATCCGAATGAATGCAGAGTCATTATAGATAACATCATTTGAATAAAAATATTATACAGTACTTTATTATCTTTTAAAAAATCTTTTTTCTTACATAGACTCTTGTAATCGCCATGCGCTAATTCATTTAGCAGAATAATATATTTTTCGCCGCTAATAATTCTCGGTGTATTTTTATCAGACAAAACGTTGCAGTATATTGCCTTATAAGTCAAAATGAAATGTCTCGATATTTTATTTTTAACAATTTTCTCCGTTATCTTTTCGTTAAGAGTACTTTCTAATAAGTTTCTATAATTTCGAACCATGAGTTTTGCGGCGATGGGGCGCGAACCAATTTCGTTTTTTATTTTTGCTATATAAATATATCCATATACACTCGATGTACCAAAGCGTCTTGTGAGAATTATTGTATTTTTAATGTTATATTCGGGGTTCATAGTATCACTGGTCTTACTAATACTCAAGCATTGCTTGGAACTCACGTTTTTTATTTTCTTACGAATATGATTATTATAAAAGATTCTGCTATCCAAATTATATTTAATATTTTTATTCATAAAATAATTATCTATATCTACCAACTCATCGCTGGTCTTTTTCTTCACTTCGGAAAGATATTTACTGCCTACAGAATTCGATAAATATCCCTTATTATTTTTTGTAGAAGCATATTTGCTTATATATTCGTCTGAGTTCATTATAACTAATAACTTTTCTAATATACAGCAATATTCTAATATATTATTATAATAGATTTATGAATAATAATATAGAACCATATATATTTATAATAGATTTAGACGGGACTATAATAGGCAATTGCAGTTATCAATGTGATATATATAATATCATGGAGTTGATAAAAACATATGATAAAAAAAATTTAAATAAATATAAGATTTTGTGCGAAAAATCTCTGAATGAGAGCTATAACGAGAAGTCCTTATTGATAAGACCGCATTTTTTTCATTTTATTCAGGCAATGAAGAAGTTATATCCGGTTTCTTATTTTTATGTATATACTGCTTCGGAAAAAAAATGGGCAAACAAAGAGATCTCTATAATAGAGAAGAATAACAATTTTAAATTCGATAGACCTTTGCTTACGAGGGACAATTGTATAATAGATAAGGATGGTAGTATAAAAAAATCTATTAATAAAATATTACCGCTTATTAAAAAAAATATAAAGTTCTCGAGTACATTTGATATTAAAAAGCACCTGCTTATAATAGACAACAATCCTACTTTTATAGATTACAATGATAACTTGTTGATATGTCCAACGTATAATTATGTTAAATTCAATAATTTGAAAGATGTAGTACCTGACGATATCAGCTGTGCTAACATTAAAAATTACATAAGTAAATTGACGAAGGAACAGAGAATGTGTAGGAATTATAATAACCCCGAATGTTTGGAAAAAATATATAAGTGGCTATATAAAAAATGCAAGAAAATCAATAAGTACAATTTGAGATATGTTAACGATAATTTCTGGAAGGATTTGGTAATATTAATAAAGAGCCATAATATAAGACAGTACACTTCCAAGAATGTCGATATGATGCAAAAGAGCATAATGATATAATGATATAATGCTTATAATAATGATATTATGATATATATTAGTTTTGATATTGGGGTTAAAAATTTGGCGCTTTGTATAATTAAAAAGAATGATATAGCAGATACTCAGACTCAGAATACTCTGGAGATAATTGATTGGCGAATAATAGCATTGGCTGATAGCAAGAAGGAAATCAAGGGTATCGAAGATATTACTGAGCGAATTTATATGAATATGGATAACATCGTCGGAGATCTTAAAAGTAAAAATATAAACACTATTGATTACGTATTAATCGAGAACCAGCCTTCTAATCTCAACGGTATTATGAAGACCATACAGCATATAATATACGGGTATTTTAGTTTAATTAAGTTTTGGGACAAGGAGGTCGGAAATGTTATTTTAATAAATGCATCTTTGAAAACCAAGCATCACAACTATGTAATAAATATAGCTAATACAAAACCAGATGAACCCAAGAATAAGAAGGGGTTCCGTAAGGATAAATATAAGAATAATAAATTACTTAGCATAGAACTGTGCAAACAATATATTAGCGAAGACGAATATTTAAAGAAACTTTTCAACGAAAATAAGAAAAAGGATGATTTGAGCGACGCATGTTTACAGGCAATATCTTATATCCGATGTGCTATCGGTAGCGGCAGCAGCGGCGGCAGCAGCAGCGATATAGTAAATAATTATAATAAGATTTATGCGCACGAGATGATAATGTTGGAATAATCTTATCATTTATCTGCATTACAATAATATATTTTTCATTTTTATAGATGCGTATTAATGCTGATTAAAATATTATAATAGATATATAAACATTTAATATCAAAATAAATATATAATATGGCTTTAATATCAACTCTTAATAACCAAAATAATGATTTAATAGAGTTAAATAGAGATAGTTTTAATAATCAACAAGCATTTAATTTCAATATTCCTCGAGGCAATAATAAATCTGGAGATAATTCATTAAATAACGAGCTCTTTAACAGGAAAAAAATAAGTGACGATGTGATCTCAATGTCTTCAGCGAGTTCATCGTGTGCAAGTTCTCCACGGGGGAAACAAGATTATATTAAAAACATGAATAATATCTATAAAAATAAGGTTATTAAAAAGAGCAATAGATTTGATGAAGATGTTGTAAGTAAAAAAAGTTACAAAAGCTATTCAAGCTCTTATAGCAACGATAGCAACGATAGCGAAGAAAGCGGAGATAGCAGTAATAGCAGACACAGTAAAGAAAGTTATGATAGCGGCAAAAGCGAAGAGAGTGGAGAGAGTGTCGAAAGTTGCGAAAGCGGCGGTGAGAGCGATGAAAGTGGAAGAGGGGAACGCGGTGATGATGGTAGAATCGGGAATTATAATGATAAAAAAAAATTTTTAAGCCCTAAAGAACTACTTAAACTTGAAATAAATGAAAAACGAGAGATAATTTATCAGTTAGATAGATTAGAATCTAAGGGCTTTAAATTACCTTTTAAATTCAATATGAATTCTGATTTAGAAGAGATTAAAACAGAATATAATAGAATAATAAGAGAAAAAGAATTAGATGGCAGTGTTCGTTTTCAACAAAAAATGTTAATGGCTTTTATATCAGGGACTGAATATTTAAATAGTCGGTACAATCCTCTATCAATTCGTCTTGATGGATGGTCTGAGCAGGTAAATGAAAATATAAATGATTATGATGATATTTTTGAAGAATTACATTATAAATATAAGGCTACTGGTAAAAAAATGGCTCCTGAACTAAGATTATTTATGTCTTTATCAGGTAGCGCATTTATGTTTCATTTAACCAGTAGAATGTTTAAAGAACAGCCATTGCCAGATATAGAAAATGTATTAAAATCTAATCCGGAATTAATGAAACAATTTCAAAATGCGGCTGCAAAACAATATATAATAGGAAACAATGATCAACAATTTCCTCAAATGTCGCAAAACAGGGGTTCTGGAAATTCTGGAAATGATAGTATGGGGCTTTTTAATATGGTTAGCAGTATTTTTGGTTCTCTAAATAGTGAACCTCCTCTATCAAAAATGCCTATGTATCAGCAGCATCAACAGCAGCAACAGCAGCAACAGCAGCAACAGCAGCAACAGCAGCAACAGCAGCAACAGCAACAACATCAGCAAAGAATGCAACAATCACAGAATATGAGAAAACCAGCCGAAGATATTGATAGTATAATAAGGAATGTTCATAGTAAGATATCTATTGACGATAGTGATAATAATATTGAAACACTCTCTGTAAGCGATGAAGAAATAACCTCAATAATCGAGGATACTGCTGATATACAAATATTAAAAAACAAGGGTCGTCCTAAAAAAGGGGGTAGAACTTTGAATATATAATTATTATATAAATAATAATTTACACCCTTGAAGATTTTAAATGGCACAAAGTTCTGTAAAAACAATATTCATTACAGGTTTATTACTTTGTGTCTTCAAGGAAGTATCAAAACTTTGATACCTATAAATTATGGTTGGATACATCGTGTAATATATCTGATTGTTTGCTTCTACATAGATATACTGGTCTATCTAATCCATTTATATGATTATAAGCTATTTTATAAATGTTTTTAGCACCATTAACATCTCTGTTCCATAATCCACAACCGCTCTTACAGCGTAATAGCCCATATACTAAAGCATAGTTATTTTTCCATTGTTTAGGATTTCCTCTTATCATAATCTCCTCCTTCACAATTACAACATTTACAACTTGTCCTAAACTCATCAACTAAATAGGTATTATAACCTGATTTTTTGAATAAAGTTCTAATACCTTTATACCATCAATTGGTTCTTTATATTTCATATGTTTGCGTTGTTCAAAATCACCAAAGCATACGACAACATATCAGTATCTCCAAATATGTTTTTGAACTTGTTAATCATCTTTTGTTCGTTTTTTTACTCTATTGATATAACCATTCAGTTTCAATTTTCTCATATAACAGACCTTTCTCTTGGTTGTTCATAATGGTATATGTGTATTTTATACTACAATAGTCAATTTTTATATCTTGCCTATCTGCTACTTTTTTGATAAAATAATACTTCTTTGTCCTTATGGGTTTAGGTTCTACTTTGATTTTATATTCTGTACTCAAAATTTGATATTCATCTTTCAATAGATGACGAATAATTGATAAGTATGGTATCTTAATCTTTTCAGGGCATGATATTGTTGTTATAGTACTCATAGAAAAATAAGTATGTATCTTTGGTAAGAAGTTCATAATCTGTTCTTGTAGTTCTTTATTCATATCTAATTCGTGTAAGATAAGGGAAATATCTTCATTCAAGTTCAAAACATTTATCAGTTCATCATTTATTTGCCTCTGTTGTTCTGGATACAATTGTGTTTTAAGTCGTATAATGATGCTATAATCTTATATTTATATATAATATATTCTTATGTTATTTTATATGTTTTAGTCTTTCTGTATCTGGTTGATAATTTTCTTTTGTATTGTCTCAATCCTTTCTTATTATAAGCATTATTAAAATAGTTTCTATAATTTTCTTTTCTTACCATTTTAATAGCATTTTTTTATTTCTTCATTCAATTCATCATATTTCAATACCCTTTTATTTAACTTAAGATGATGCTTTATTTGATTAAAGTAATTTTCTATAGGGCTGTTTGTTGTCGGTGTATATGGAATGCTAAATAAATATTTATTACCACTATTGATAATAGCATCTTTCACAAAATGGTTATTATGACTTCCAGCAATATCTAATATGATTAGATGGTCTTTGTATTTACTAAAGACATGTTCTTATAAGATATCTACAAATCTTTCTTTCGTCCTACCACCTTGTTGATATAGTTTAGAACCTACACACCTTGAATTATTTATTGCTACTAATAATGTGAATTTTCTAAATACATAGTTATCATCTGTTTTTACAACACACTTCTTACCTAACTGACATCTACCATACTCTAACATCATGGCATGTTGTATGGAAGTTTCATCTAAACAAATGACTTTATCAATAGGATATTTGCTTACTTCATAATAATACACAATAAAAAAATAAATATTTTGTGCCATTTTAAATCTTCAAGGGTGTAAAAGAGAGTTGGTCGAATTTAATATTTACTTCTTCTTAGATTGGTTATTTTTTTAGCAGAGCTATTAACAAATTTGCCCATGTCTTTTACAGAAGATAGGATTTTATCTGGAGTTCGTTGTATAGTTCTAAAAGGATTGCTTACAGTATCCTCAATTTCACTTTCAAAAACTTCTATTCTGTTTAATAGGTTACTTAAAGTGCTTAGTAATATAGGGACGATTATAATAGTGAAAAGCGAGGTTAAGAATAAAAATAGGGATATCATGGTACCTACGGATATAATATCTCTGCTTATATCTTCAGAGCATTTGCATTTTTCATTGGTTAAATATCTAACATAATCGAATGCGTAATATATATATACTACGAACATTAGGAAGAACACAAAAGTTGCTATAGATAGCAGTTGGACAACTACGAATCCCATGCTTTCGGCAACGCTTTTAAGAGATATTATAGATGTTATTAGGAAATATGCTAAAGCAACTATTGTAAAGTTTTTGATGAACTCTTTATTAGGATGTTCAGAGCATTCGCAGCCCATATTTTCAAGCTTATAAATGTAACTCAGGATGATTATTAGCAGTATTGCAAATATAGCTTGAATTATTGCGCTACTGTAAAAAGACAGGTTGTTGTTGTTTGCTTTCATTATACTATTTCTTACTCTTATACTATTATATAGAAATAATTTTTTTATTTTTATAACTCTAAAATATTATAAATAAGGAATTTAGTTGAACTATCATAATTTTTAATATCTATATTTTTAATTTTATTAATAATATTGGGGTATTTTTTTATACACAATAATTTATATATTTGTTCCAATAATATATCTAATATATATTTGTGATATTTATGATCATTAGAATCTATTATAAAATATATGTGGTCGCAGATATTATTTAGTAATACAATAAGCTCGTCGTTCTTATACTTCGCCCATACTTTATTCATGTTATGTATTCCCTTTTTCCATTTAATATATTTACAATACATATCATATTCATCGTTTAGCAATAGAAGGTTGTTTTCATATACGTAGGGGGGCGGGTTCCACCCTTTATTATTTATATAATTATCCCATTGATTATTGATATTAGCAGTTAAATACTCGGCGTTAAAGAAGTCCAATATATTACAGTATATATCGTCGTCACTCGTTTTAATATAATTCAAAATTATACTAAAGACATCATCTAAATTTTCACTATTATTTATTATTTCTCGTATTTTATCATATATATTGTCTTTATTTTTATGAGATAATTTATTTAAATAACCTATAAAACACCTTTTGGTCTCAGAATTCTTAGAAAACTCGGGGATAATAATACGAACCCTATTATTAGCCCTTGGTTTATTATATTTATCCTTGCTGTTATTATAAATCTTCTTGGCCCATATCATTTTAGGATCATAAAAAGAGTTAAAACACGAGTATGTATTTTTAACTTCAAGCGACCTTTCTAATATATTTGATGGTATCGTTGTGATATTTTCATATTCTCTTTTAAATTCTTCTATATTGATCTTTATGATCTGTTCACTCATTATTAGTTATAATAAGGGTATCTTGTTATATACTTAATCCTCTGTTTATAATTTTGAGTACATAATTGAAAAAATTTTAGAAATTTCAAATAAATTATGTACTCATTTTTTAATTCATAATATACATAAAGCACAAGCTCTTAATATTATTAATATGTGCGAGATATTAAAAAAGTTGGAAGAACTATACAGAAATAATTTGGTATACAGGACTATAATTGTATGTAAAAATATTGAAGATAGCAAAAATATCTTGAATACTAATAATTACAATGCCTATGTTATAGATAAATACGATAATATAAATTACGACAGTTTAGATACTCGTATTTTCCTAATAGAAAAAGATAACTTTATTAAATTTATCAAGGATTCAATTGATAACGAGAACCCTTACGGTTCAGACTTTTACAATGTTGTAATATTCGATAGTAAAGGAAGTAACGATCATGGCAATCTCAAGAAAGAGTTTAAGAAAATATGCAATAAAGACATTATAATATTTTAGCTGCTAAATAATTATTATCTAATTATAATTTAGAAGAAGTTTAGACTATTTAATGGCTGGAAGGAGTACTATCCGTACTTCCAGTACTTTCAATAGTTCAAGTACCGTCAGAAGCAATCGCAGTAAAAACAATAACAGCAATATTATTACCATGGTAGTTGTAATAGCTTTTTTGATATTAGCTATATTTGTAATGTTTTATTTTAACCAAACTATAATGGAGAAATTCACTGGAAAGCGCAATTATTGCTTAGAGTATTATTACATGGATGGGTGCAGGCATTGCGATCGCTTTAATGAATCTGATGCATGGGATCAATTAAAAACCCAGTACGGCGACCAAGTAACTTTTAACAAATATAACAATCGCGAAGAAAAGGATAGAATAGATAAATACAATATATCAGGGTTTCCTACTATTGTATTAACAAAAGATGATAAAATAATTAAAGAATACAATGGAGATAGAAGCAAGGAAGACTTAGAAAAGTTTATAGTAAGTTATACAGAAAAGGTAAATGCTTAGATATATAAATAAAACATAATAATAACCAATTATATTAAGAATAAAATCAAAAATATGGGCGCCGGATTAATGCAATTGGTACTAAATGGGAGTATGTCTGATTTTATTACAAAAAATCCTAAAATAAACTATTACAAATATGTGCATAATAAGCATACGAATTTTTCCATTGAACAGATTACTTTAACATCTGAAGGGAATGCTAATGGCGGATTTATAAACGGTACAAAGCTAACTTTTAAAATTAAAAGGTATGCCGATTTTTTATCAAATATGTTCTTGACTTTTAATATACCTGCGATATATTCGACAAACAAGCACAAGTTTAGATGGGTAACTAATCTCGGATACAATTATATTAAAGAGGCCCGTATAACTATTGGTGGGAGTACTATAGAGACGCTATATGGCGAGTGGTTAAATATATGGGACGAGCTGACTAATAAAGATGGTATCAAATACAATAAGCTTATAGGTAATGTAGATGAATTGGTAAACCCTTTTAAATTTGTTCCGAAGTATACTATTATAAATAATAAAATGTATAATATAACGTATCCTATAGCTACAAATAATAATCCAAGTATTAAACAGAGGCAGATACAAGTACCATTGAATTTCTGGTTTACTAAAAATCCATCGTTGGCCCTGCCTTTGTTAAAATTGCAAAACAATGAAGTCTATCTCGAAATAGATACGATAGATATCGGATTCAACGGATTATTTCAAGTTTGGAGTAATATATTGAATATGTATGTTAGCCCGATCTTTTATAATAGAGTTCATCAAGATAAGATAGATATCGCGAGTTTTGTAAGCACAAGCGACAGAGTATTTGATGTTAGGAATCAACTAATATGTTCCTATGTATATCTTGATAGTATCGAGAGAAGTACTTTGTTGCTAAATACTAACAAGATTAATTATGTAATTAGTACAGCGAAGAGAACAATAAGCGAATTTAATATTTCTGAATTACATAAAACAATAGATATTACAAATGCTAATCATCATATAAAGGAGTTGATATGGATAGCAAGAAGAAAGGATTCTATAAAGAATTTCAATAATCATATGAACTATACGGCTACTCCCGAAGAATATAAAGAGAATATGGGTATATTAGATAGAATTGAAATAATATGGAATAGAGAAATATCAAGATCAGACAATGACGCAGAGTATTATAATAACATAGTGCCTTATAATTACCATACAAATATTCCAAGAACGGGCTTATATTGCTATTCGTTCTCTCTGTTTCCTGAAAAACAAATTAGTGCAGGATCTTATGATAATACATCTATAAGAACCTCGTTATCTATATATGTTAAAGAGAATATCAAGAATGACGAGGAAGTCAATCGCGTCAAGAATATATACAATAGCATATCAGAAACTTCTTACGAAGATACAATTATAGAAATTGTAATATATGCTATAGATGTTAATATATTAAGCTTATCAAACGGAATTGCCGGATTCAAGTATAGTTAAGAGAAACAGAGATCTATTGTTTTATTTTTATATTCTTCATTATTAATAAAAGAATTATGGATTTAATTATTATTATTATAATAATCGTTTTTGTTCTTATAATAAAATATTTAATAGATACTATAAATTCTTTAAATAGCGAAATAAGGGAAATTAAGGACAAATGTATTTTAAATAAAAACGCAACCTTTAATAAAAAAACAGAAATTCCAACAGTTAAAATCAATGATATTATAGGCGGTATATCATATTTCAAAAATTACATTGATAAACCTTGATGTAAAGATATATAAATAATATAAGCGTTTATAATTAAATGCCACGAAAAAATAAAAAGAACGATATAAAATCTACAATAGATAAAAAAAAGGGTTTAATGTCTACCATGGTTAAAAATGTAATAGTTGTTGAAAATGAGGATATCATATTGCAATTACCTATATCATCTAATGATATAAATAAAATGAATATACATATAAACGATGAAACATTTGATATCCCAAAGCCTTACGAGCCAGGATGTTGCTATATTAATGAAACAAATACTTATAATAATATTCAAGATAATTTAATAAATGGGAATGACTATTATAACACGTATTATAATAACACAAAGGAATTAGATGAAAATAATATGGAATATATAAATAACGAATGTAATAACTCTATGGAAAAAAATAAAAGTGAAAATATAATTAAATCAGTTAATAATTGTTACTGGTGCTGCCATCCTATAAATGATAGAATTTATGGCATGCCTTATAAATATAATGTTGTCTCAAATACTTATATATTATTCGGAAACTTTTGTTCTTTTGAATGCGCAAATGCGTATAATTTTTCATCGCATTGCGGTAGTGATAAGGTATGGGAGATAAACAGTCTGATACAAATGTTGAGCAAACACTTTGGGAATATCAAACCAATACGTCCAGCTCCTTCGAGATTTTTATTGAACATATTCAACGGCCCTCTGTCTATTGATGAGTTTCGCAAAGGCCATAAAACAAATGATAAAACACATTTACTCAATCTTCCCCCTATGATTTCTACTACATATAATTACGAAATAGTTAATACATCTTACCTTAAAAATACAACATTATTTGATAATATTTTAATTATAGATAAAGACGCTGTAGATAATGGTATTGTATGGGTTCAATATATTAAGGAAGATAATGAGCTAAGTCGTGGAATATACCCTAAAAAAAGAAGAAAAAGCAAGAAGAATAAAATGAAGAAGAATCGTTTTGATAATCAAGTTACTATTATTTGCAAGAATAATACGTATATGCCTAATGTAAAAATATTTAAAAACGGAAATATTCAGCTGACTGGTATTAAAAATGTTAATGATACAGAGGTAATTGTAAATCATATTATCTATAATATCAATAATATATATGAGAATATCTCAAAAGACATCATAAATAATCCCGGTGATAATTATAAATTAACCTTAAAATATCAAAATTTTAAGATTAGAATGATTAATTCAGATTTTAAAGTATATTGCGATAGCGAACTAAAAGTTGGCTTCGGATTAAAAAGAAGGGAAATTCATAAGCTTTTAATAAGCGATCTATATAACAACAAATGTTCTTTTCAACCTGGAATATATCAAGGAGTTAAATTGGAATATTTTTGGAACAGGTGTAATAGCAATAAAAACGGTTTATGTAATTGTCCTAAAAAATGCTTTGGAAAAGGCAAAGGAGAAAAAATAAATGAATGTAAAAAGGTAACTTGTGCTCTATTTGAAAGCGGAAGTATATTGATTACCGGAGGAGTATCCTTCGAACAAGTAGACGAAACATACAAATATATATGCGATTTTTTAAAAAAACACAAAGATTCTATCAAAAAAATACAACCATCTGCTATGATCATGAATAACGAGAC